CGGTCTGCTGTAGGATCAACAATAGTAAGAGTAGTCTCATGTGCATCTGCTGTAGCACCTTCAAATACAACAGCATTTTCTGCGTTCATTGTTACTGTATTTACAACCGTAGAAGTACCACTGACTGTTAGATTACCTGATACTGTAAGATTGTCAGCTACCGTTACCTCTGAAGTGCTATGTCCTAATGTAATAGCTGTACCAGATATACCAGTACCAATAGATACAGACTCACTACTGTTAGCGGTATCAATTATAAGATAGGCATCTGATCCTTGTTTAATTGTTAATGCTGTAGCTGAATTATCAGATACTGCTACGTTAATGTCTGTACCATCAGCACTAATTGAGTCTAGTGCAATGTCACCTACATTAGTAATATTGTTGTCACCAAAGCTAGTGTTATCTCCAAAAGTTTTGTTTGTTAAGGTATCTGTTGATACAAGAGATACTAAGGTAGAACTAGAACCTGCAGGTAATAGCATAGTGTTAGTTACAGCAGAAGAGTGAGGTTGTGATTGTACAATTTGACCATGACTATTGCTTTCACAGTTAAATTGTATTGCACCTGCATTGGTATTACCACGAACAGTTAGATGTCCTGTACCCTTTGCCTCTAACTCAAGATCAATATTAGAGTCTCCACCTGTAGTAGATAATTTAGGTGCATTACCTGTCGCAGCGTTAGTTACATCAAACTGATTGACTGCAGAACTAGTAGTTTGAAAGATAATTTGTTCATTACCATTTTCATCACCAATAAAGTGTGCATCATCAATTAGTATATTATGAGAATTAGTATCTAAGTTACCACCTAGCTGTGGTGATGTGTCCTCTACTACATTAGAAATAGCACCAGAGGCAGCAAGACCTGCAACTACAGCACTACGTGTAATCTTTTTAAGACCGCCACCAGATGTGTCAACAGCTAAGAATACGTCATCATTAGCTACCGTACTAATCTCTGATAAAGCAGTTACTAGGGTAGGATTAAAATTTGTACCATCAGCAATAAGTAAAGCACCAGCAGTATTGGTAGCCATTGTAAGATCATCACCACTAATGGTTAGATCACCTGCTAGTGTAGCATTAGCACCACTAAATGTCAAGGCTGTAGTTGTACCTGACTTAATAACTAAGTTACCAGAGCTATTAGTAAGAGAGCCATAGGTTGTACCTGCATCCTTTACAAATACATCACCACCATCAGCATCAAGTACAATGTCACCAGAAGAGTCTAGTGTAATATCTGTACCATCATTAGTAATAGTATCAAGGGCAATACTACCTACGTTAGATATATCAAGATCACCAAAGTCTAAAGCACCTGCAACAGTAAGTGTACCTGATATATCAACATTGCCGTTTATATCTACTAGTGTTGCATTAAGTTCTATTTCATCAGTAGCGTTTATATCTAGTACGGTAGCACTAGGTGCGTTAATAAACTGTGATGCATCATTAAACTGCAAAGCCATAGTGCTGTTTAATAAAAGTCCAGTATCAGCTACATGTGTAAGTGTGACATCATTATCAGCACCAAAGCCTAGTACAGCAGCATCACTGTCTAGTTTTAGATCGTTGCTAACTGTAACTGCAGTAGAAGCATTAATGTCTACAGTAGGTGCAGTAATTTCTAGCTCTGTGTCTGCGTCAATGTCAAGCTGTCCATCTGTACTAGAGTTAATAAATATAGCGGTATCACGAAACTGTATCTTTTCAGTAGATGCAACAAGTAGATCATCTGAGAACTCAAAGTAATCCTCGTCTTCCATCCACTTTAATTCACCATCATTAGTCTCACCATCAAAGGTTACTGTAATATCTGTAGCTGAAGTGCCATCACCTATGGTAATTCCTGTACCTAACAACTTAGTTATTGGTCCACCTTCACCTGTTGTACCATCGTGAGTATGTCCTGTACTAGAAGCAAATGCAGCAAGAAGCTGATCAAACTCATCATTAGTATCAGATGCTTGAATTATGTCACCGTCTGTATACGTTTTTTGTCTTGTATATGTCGCTCCCATTAGCGTCTAGCTCCTAATTGATATTCTAACTGAAAACCTTTAAGTGAGTATGGTGCAGTCTCTCCACCATCATCTACTTTTAGTGCAACAGTAAATCCTGATCCTTCTACAGATTGTCTTAGCAAAGGTTGTGTACCACCACCATAAACAAACTGTGTAGTAGAAGAAGAAGTACTATAAGTTGCACTTCCGTATTGTGCAGCAATCTTAGATGTATCTAAAGCATATGCAGCAGGTCTTGGTGAATCAACGCTTTCATTATCATACCTTAAAAATAAGTCTGCGTCAATAGCAGCTTCTGGTTTAAAGTTAAGAATAACTCTCTGCATATGTTTTCTAATACCAGAATCACCAAAATTTAAGTCAGGGCTTCTATACCTACCAAAGATAACTGTCTCATTAAAAGTATTACCTTTTTCTTGTCTGTGTACAAACCCATCAAATGAACCATGTAATACAGTTACATCTCCTGCATCAATAAAGGTATCAGTACAGGAAGGTCTTATACCAAGTATCTCAGAGAACTCATAATTGTCTCCCCTCATAACACATACAATACCTCTTGTAAGGTTATCTGCAACTGTATCTTTTGTAAAAAATATTCTATACTGTGTTTTATCAGGTATTACAACACTTTCAAAAAGAGAAGAGTCTCGTATGTTCTTATCAAATAAAGACTGCACATTCTTAGATATTGTACCAAGTTCAACGTCACCAATTCTTGCAGTACCAGCAACTGTACGTAAACCATCAGGACCAAGAAATATTAAATCGCCTGCAAATTCCTGTATGGTATCACCATTAATACAACCAATGTTTCTTGTTACTGGTTCTACTGCAAAATTTGCTAAAGATGATCCTGTTAATTTAAAAATTCTGTTTGCACAAAATATAAATAAATTACTACGAAAAACTTTTAGTCCTACAATAGTGTCATCTACTTTAATACTACCTGCACCATCTGCTGACTGAAAACCATCTTCATCAAAAGGCTCACTAAATATTAACTCTTGTGGTGTAGTAGATTTACCTGCATAAAACATATGATTTCTATATGCAGCTACAAACTTAGAACCAGATACAGAACTTTCACTTACATCTGTAGCAGTTAAAGATGTATTAAATATTACAGGGGCATTAGTACCATCTACAAATATTATCTTATCGTTACCATCAAAGTTATATCTTTCAAAAGTATACTTAGATGCACTAGTTCTACCTGAGTCTATTTCTGTCCAACTAGAGGGAGATACTACAGTATTAAAAATGTGAGTAGCTGCAGTAGTACTAGAGGTTGCTCTTGTTACACCTGTAAATGTAGTGCTTGTAACGCCAGTATAGGTAAACAGTTCTGACCCAATTTGTATTGTACCACTAGAAGCAAACCCTGCAGTAGAATCAACACTAATTGTACCAGAACCTGTCATACCTGTAGTAGATGATATACTAATAACTAACTCTGTAGATGCAGAAGAAAATATTTTTTCTCCTCTAGCTGCTAATACTTTATCTGCAAAGTTAGCAACCATTAAAACTTTTTCACTAGAACCAGAAGTTTGTGGTACTATAGGATATACAAATTTACGGAAACCATTAACTCTTCTGTAACCACCTTCAAGATCAGGCTCAAAGTTTTCTAAAACTAAAGCTTCACCAGGTTGCATAAGAAAAGTGGACCTGTTTAAAACTAGCCCACCTTCACAGTTAAATGCTGCTGGTTGTACCTGAGAACTATCTGGCATTAAGTAACAACTCCAGAGGTAAAGTTCATAGATGATCCTGGTCTATTTATTACAGAAGACCTTACATAGTCATACTTATTAATAAGCAGACTTTGCATATTTTTTATCCCTTGTTCAAACCTTTGAAAGTTTAATTGATAGTGAGCTTGTTCACCACGGTACATATAAACATAAGCTGTAGCTCCATCTACAATAACTGGTCTAAACCTATCTGGTATTGTTGTTGTGTCTCCATGTGCAGACAGGTCTGATGGAAATGTATAGTAGTCAAAAACTAATGTATATTGTTTGTCTGGATAAGGATAAAGAATATAGTTATTATCTGGGGTACGTATTATCTGTCTTGGTACACCACCACCTTCAAACTGTGTTACTGTAACTCCACTAGCATGTGTTTCAGCAGTAGTACTGTTAGCACCTCTAGTACATCCTGTAATATCATTACCTGAAATAGCTGTATATGTAACCTCTTCTCCACCAATATAGACTTTACCAGAAGAGTCAAAACCTGTTGTAGATGTAAGAGTAAGAGTTGTTACAGAGGTAGAGTGAGAACCATTAAGTGTTGTACTTGCTATATCATCCTCATGATTAGCATAGTCATTGTCAATATATTCGTAGTAATTTAAATTAGTTAAATTATTACCTGTAGCATTTAAAGTTGTACTTTTTTTAATTCTAGCTGTACTGTAATCTAAAGACTTTGTGCCTGTTGGTACAGTATACTTTGCTACACCTGCAGTTAGTGTAGAACTATTAGAAGCATGATTAAAAGAATAACCAAACTCTCTTTGATTAATAAATCTTATAGCATCATTAACTGCATTTTGACACTGTATCTGAATACCTCTAGCTGCACTAAAGTCACTAGAAGTAAGCACTACTTCATTCATTCGTGTTATAACATCGTTTGTTAATGTTAAAAAGGTAAGTGCCATTATGTTTCCTTTAGATAAGCTAAAGGGGCCACCTAAGCAGCCCCTAAAGTTATTTATGCAAGTAGATCACGGTCCACTTCATTAGCAGAGCTTGACTGTGATACTTCATCCATAAGGACGCACACCGCAAATACACGGATAATACCACCAGTAATAGTTCCACTAGATGCCTGAATCTCTACATCAAGAGTATCTGCTGACGCAGTAAATGCTGGTACATTAGCAACAACACCACTTGATAGACCTGCAGGTGGAGTAATATCTCCTACTGAAGCCCCATCTAAGTCAAATGACGCAGCAAATAAATCTACGTCTGTTCCTGTAATACCAACGTGAAAAGCAGAGTCAGTAGTAGTACCTGTCATAGCAGTGACAACTTTGAAACCTGCGTACAGGATCATAGTGTTTGCAGGAACAGCAATAGCTTCAATGATGTCATTAGCCGCTAAAGCAGTACCACCGTTTTGTAGAATTGCATCTGCAAGATCAATATCATTTTGCAGAGTTACCAAGCTGCCACGAAGCTGCTTGTTACCTGTTCCACCATTATTAGAGGTAGAGTCAGAATTTGTTGACATTGTAATTGTAGCCATAACTAAATACCCCCTTACGCTGCGTTATACTTGGCAGTAACGATTGCTTCTGGACGAAGAATCTTTCTACCGTATAGATGCATACCACGAACAATGTCAGCAAAGCTGTCAGGGTCACGATATGATTCAGTCTTATTGATCTGCTCTGCAGTAGCAACAGCAGAATCATGACCAGCAACAATCACACCAAAGTTAGTATTTTGGTTAGCCGTACCTGATGTACCTGGACCATCGCCTATTGAAGGTAGGTTAGATGATGTGTACATACGGAAACCGTGGAAGTTGTTGATTACAAGACCATTACGAAGTCCACCAGATTCACCAAAATCAGCGTTCATAAAGCGTGAATCTTCATCACGAAGAATCTCCATGAAAACTGGGTCCACTACCAGCCACCTTCCTTGTGTATCAACTTGCTGTTGATCAAGTAAACGAGCCATACGAGCTACTACCATTGCTGGTGAAGCTGTTGCAGTTGGTAGTGATGTAGCACCAGGCATACGTGCTGTCAGGGGAATAGAGTGATCTCCTGCAGATGTAGTTGTGATGTTACCAAATGAAGACTTAATAAGTTTCATTGAACTTAGCAATTCATCTGTGCCAGCAGTTATTACAGCTTTACTACCGTTTACGGTTGTGTTAGCTGTATCTGGTGAACCATGTATAGCAGATTGCTTGAAGCCTGATAGATAACCAAGAACGTCTTGGTCATACTGATCTGATAAACGATAAGCAGCACGATTTGTTGCCAAATCCATGAAATTTACATGCGAGTGTGCTTCCTCGATATCATCCATCTTAAAAGCAAAGTAATTTGCTTTGTCAATGGTCAATGAAAAATCTTCATCGTCAAGGTCTTGTGCTGTGACTTGTGTGCCACGTGTATAGGCCTGGACAGAAATTTCTGGTTCTTTGATAATTTGAACAGTATCACCTTGTGCGGCAATCTCTCCAAAATAATCAGAGTTAGTTATATCTCCAGTTACGGTAGACTTGCGGAAAGCAAGCTGTACCTTCTTGGAGTAGATTACAGGACTAAAATTACCATTAGGTAAATTACCGTATCCTGATGCGGATGAAAAAGCCATGTTAAAATCCTCCTGATATTTGGCTTTGTGACAAAGCTAACACTCAAAAGAGGCTGTACATTTTCTAGGGTGCAATAATATTTAGTTGGCCTACCGTATATTATTGGGCCTGTACTTGAACAGGTAGTTCTTATTAGTTTAGACTTTTGGAAATTTAAAGGTGTACAAAAGGTAGTCTTACGAGGCTTTTGTACTTATACCCTAGTTATACTGTTGTTTTTTTATTTGTCAACAGTTATCTGGCACTACCAGACATATCATAAACAAATTTACCAGAGCGTATTGCTGTGTTAATTTCGTCTGATCTCTCTTCAAACTCTTTAGCTGACATTTTAGCTACTTGAGATTCTGTTATTACGTTGTTCGCATCTTCAACATTTACTTCTGTCTTACTACGTTTAGTAACAGTAGATGCTGCTGCCTTACGTTTAGTCTTTTTATCGTTGTTTGTTAGACCATTATCTATTTTATAAAGATCAATAACACGTACTACAGAGGCTGGATCATCTGAGTTTTCATATAGTGCATCCCTAACCCACTTAGGTTGTTCGTCTGCCCAATTATGAAACTTATCTGACTCTCTTAACTCATCAAAGTCTGCATGAGTTTCTTTAATTTTATTCTCTGCTTTAGATCGTGCAACTTCTGCTTGAGCATCGTCTAGCTCTTGTAGACGTATCTCTGCTTTAGCAAACATTTCTTGAGCTTTTTTAGCAGCAATAGTTTCTACAATACTTGCTACATCTGGATGTTCTTTTGCCCATTCATCTATGTCTTGATCAGACTTAGGTGGTACTAGACCTTGTCTAGCAGTTGTTTTTTGAAGAGCCTCTAGTTTTTCTTCCCACTCTTTTTCTTTCTTTTGAGTGTGCCGCCTTAAGTCACCATATCGTTTCTTAAACGATTTTTCTTCTCCAGATAACGTCTTCTCTTCATCTTCTGTATTGGCCTCTGTTTCTTGGGTAACTTCTTCTTGCTGTTCTTCTGTTGTTCCAGCCTGTTCAGCTTCAAGACGTTTGATCTCCTCTTCTTCTTGTTCAAGTTTTTTACGTTTTCTTTCGTAGTTATAACCTCTATCTACAAATCCTGCAGTCTTTTGAGTTTGTACTTCTGCTAGTTCAGGCATTGTTATTCTCCTTATGTTGGGGTCAGCCGTAGCTGAGTAGCCTTATTTGCCTTTAGTCTTTTTCTTTCTCATTAATCCACCTTTATTTATTTGAGTAATTAAATCTTCTTCTTTATCACCATAATCAATACTAGTTTGTCTATCTGCAACTTGTTCAGCCACACCATAATTTTTATCTAAAACTTGTTGTTGTGCTTGTTGTTGCGCTACTAAAGCATTTGCACTTTGTTTATCATCAGAAAATATTGAATAATCTTTTTTTACTTTATCTTTATCTGTTTTAGTTGGAGTTACTGTTTTTAATTGAGAAGTGTTTGTTTGAGATTTAATAGATGTAGGTATAGCTACAGAAGTTTTTGATCCTAAAATTTTAGATATTAAATCTTCATTACCTCTTGGTCTATTTCCTCCTATTCCCCCAAGAGCATATATTCCTTGAAGAAGAGGGTTCTTTGCATTTTCGCCAGTTGTAATAGCCTCTGTAACTGTATTCTTTAAAAATTCTGATAGCTTACTTCTACCTTGATCTTCCATAATTCCTGCCACACCCATAACATTATTAAGTTCATTTGCATAACTTCCAGTTGCCATAGCACCTGCTATTGGTCCAATTATAGGTATTTTACCAGCGATTGCTTGACCAGAAGATACTTTTACACTTTCCATAGCCCATGCTTTAACTGCTGCATCGTCTGACCAATCAATACCATCAGCCCAAGATGTATCTGATCCTTTAGGGTTATTGTCAGGATCAAGGTCAGGGCCATCATCACGATCATCTTTTGAAGCACTTACTAAAGCATTATATTGTTCTTCAGTTAGAGGATACAACCTAAGTAATTCTTCTTGACCTGATTTAATTGTTGCATTTTCAGCAGTAGTGCCTACATATTCAACCATTCTTATTTCACCCTCTTTATTGTAGTGAGGACGCATAAAACTTAATTGACCTTCAGGTATGTTACTTAACTCTTTTGCACGTTGTTCAGGTGTAAGATTTTGATAATAAGAAGAACTCATTGTAGAAAAAGGAGATGCTAGACTACCAGTATTAAATCCTTGCATAACACCACCCTCATTTACACCTTGTGGTTTAGGCATACCTATAGGTTTAATTTGCATGTTACGTTGTGCTTGTTCTGGAGTTAATGGTTCACCACCTATTCTTCCTGTTTTTTCCATTTGTGTTAAATTATTTTTAGCTTGATTACGTAAATTTTCAAAAAAATTAACTCCGTAATATCTTAAAACATCTGCTGGTACTACGTACTCACCTTCAGATAACATTGCAGGTATATCATCTCGTACTTCATTAGCCATTGAGCCAGTGGGTATTGGATTGTTACTTATAGGGTCTTTAGTCATACCATCATCTTTTAAACCACCATTTTCAAACAAGTCCATTTGTTCTTGCATAGTTTTAATATTATCCATTTACTTTTTCCCTTAATCTACCTAGAGAACGTAAGGCACGTATCTCACCCTGCAGTCTAAACATTTCATCAGGTTCTCTAATTTGCTCTAATGCAATCTGAGAGAATATAATTCTTTCATCTACCTCTGCTAAAAATGTATTATATAACTCTGGATTATTAACAAAAGGTTTAAGGTTATTATTTATCACTAGCTTCATTGTACAGTTTGACCAGTATTAGCTGAAAAGCCCTGTTCTCCTGGTGTAGGGGCTGTACCAGTTCCTATAGTACCACCTCCACTACCTTGAGTATCCTGTACCTGTGCGCCAGCAGGTGCTCTCTGTGGGCCTCCTGGTTGTTGAGGTGGTGCAGGTGGTGGGTTTTCTTCTCTAAACTTTTTAAGAACTTCTGCTTGTACAGCAGCTTCTGTTAAATTATTACCAACCTTATCTGGATCAAGGTCCATAGACTTAGCAATCTCACGAACAATATAATCCATTCTGGCAAATGGGGCAAGTACAGGATTAGATACAACCTGCATAAACTGCATTAGTCTTTGGCTACGTACTTCAGTTGCCATTAAACTTTCTGTACCACGAGCCTTAACCTCTAAGTCACCTTTAATTTCTGGAGTAAAGTTAAATTGCATATTAAAACTAAAGAAAGCTTTACCTAATGGTGCTAGTAAATAGTCATCAATGTTTTTAATTACATTACGTATACTACCATTAGCAGCAGACATAAGCATAGAAATACCAGAAGCAGTACGGCCCACCCCTTGTACGCCTGTCTGACCATGAGCAAAAGAAGGAAATCCAGTTGATTCATCAGATAGTACCCTTGCCTTGTCGAACATCTGCATGTTCTCGTTACTTACGTTAGGAAACTTAGTTCCAAAGATTGCTTGTCCAGGTGCTCCTCCTTGCCTACGGAAGACTTTGCCAGGATACACAGATAGGTCTTGTCCTGGAACTAGGTTAGTTTCATCAATCTCAATCAACAAGTTACCTGACAGTGCAGCATTATCTACAGCCATACGCATAAACCCATTCATAAGTGTCTGGGTATCATCCATATTTTCTGCAATACCTACACCAAAAATACTATAAGGGTTCATTTCATAGGGTGCTGCAAAGTATGGAATATAAGCTGGAGTAAATGGGTTCATTACAAGACGTAGTACCTGACCATTACAAACCCAAGCATTAACACTTACTTGTTCAGAATCTTCTAACTCTTTAGGTATATCTATATCTTGTTGTTCTAGTATTTCTGTATCTACAAAACCCCAGAACTCAAGTACCTCAAATCTATCTACACTGTACTCTTCTGAGTCATCTTCCATAATGTGTTCCCACCATTCTTTCTGGTAGGACTCACCAAGATTAAGTGCATTGTTAATTGCATTTTCACGAAAGTAAGGACGGTTCTTTAGTGCACGTACTTGTGAACGTGACATCTTATGACGTTCAATAATATACTCAGCTTCTTCCATTGTAGCTGCGTCTGGATCAGGATAAAAGTTCCAAAGAGATACACTGGTTGTTTGTGGTATTGTTTTAAATACAGGAGAATAATTACCTTCATCATCCCAATTAGGATACTCTTTGTCTACAGCAAATGGACCTTTCATAATACCTGTACCAAATAAAGCAGTCTCAAATGCAGCAGCACGTAAATGTTTCTTAGCATGAGACTCTTCTAGTTGATCATGTATTTTTTTTTCCATCTTTTTAGCTGCAACTTCTGCAGGATGAAACTGGACAGAACTTGGTGTTGAACCTGTACCTTCTTCTAGTTTATCTAAAACAGGTTCTAATTTTTCTTGTAATCCACCAAGTCTTTCTAAAAACTGAGGATATGTTTCTCCAGGCTGTAGTTCTTTACTATTAGTTTTTTGTTTAGCTTCTGCAAGCTGTGGGTTAGCTTCAAAGTTTACTGTGTCTGCTACACCTTCTGGTAATGATGTAGGGTCTATTGAAATAGGAAAGCGTTGTCCACCAAAGAGTACTTCAGCAATCTGACCATAGGCAGCTAGTACCTTAGTTTTAGTTACCTTAACAAATATCTTAGACTTTTCTGTAGAAGTAAATTGTACATCAGGACCATAAAGACCACGATAGTTTCTGTAAGCCTGTACCCATCTCTCTTCATCCATACGCCTAGATGTTTCAGCCTTAGAATATTTTTCTTTTACAAAACTTACTATCTGTCCTGCCTTTGGATCAGAGTACTCTTCTTTTGCTACATCATCAATAGCAGAAGTTTCCTCCATGTCCATGATCATTTCGTCAAAGTCTTCTTCCATTATTTTACCTTCCAAGGTCCATTATTAAAATCATTCTCTTGTTGACATTTAGGACAAGATTTATATTTTTTAGGATTATAAATTGTTTCACATTTTGAACAAGTTGTTTGCATATTTAATATCCAAATGTTGAATCTGACATTTGAAACCCTGAACCATGATTATTAGGATCAAAATCAAATAGATTACTTCTTGGTCTAGTCATTATACCATAACGTATAGCATCGTACAAGTGATCTTCTGCATGTGTATCTACATCTTCTGGATTATTTTTATCAAGAGGAAGGGCAGGTAATTGAGATACGGTATTAATACAACTGCTAAAAAACACCAGTCTAGGTTCTTCTGTAAACTCATCTACTTGTAGTCTCCTATGTAATTCATTCTTACCTGCAATACGAGAGCCTCTTGATCTATCAGATGGCCTCCATCTACAGCCTTTCATAATCATTTGCTCTGCTAGGCTAGGTCCAGTATCACCACGATTATGCCAGAGTGAAGAGTCAAGCACTCCATAGCGCATCTTCTCACCATCTTCTACTTCTAGTATCATATCAGCTAAGTCTGTAGCAGTTACCTTAGATACATACATTTCTCTGTATACAACTAGTTGTTCAGCAGGTGTTATAGCAATCCAGACTACCCCTGTGTGAGAACCGTATCCATAGTCACATGCTCTAAACTTTGTCCAACTTCCAGGGATATCGTATGGTTCTACCACATGAATTTTACGGTTAAACTCAGGGAAGGCTGCTCCCTCATTAATATCCCAGTCTCCCTCAAGTAGCTGTCTACGTTGGTGCTCAGGCAGAGATAAAAGATTAGCTTCGTACATACCATCATCAGAAAGATACGGATTATCAAAAAGTGTTGCAGGTATAAACTTACGTTTGAATAGTGGCTCACCTTCACGGCTATGACCTCTAGGCCATCTAATTACTTCACCACTGTCTATATCTGTAGCCCAATAGGGCGTATTGTGTTCAGAAGGGTCAATAAAAGTCTTCTTAACCCATTGATGTCCTGGCCCTCCAGGGTTGCTTGTAGCCCTCATGTAGAGTGGTAGACTACTATCCTTAGTAGTACGTAACCTTGATCTCATATAGTTCCAAGGATAAGGTGTAGGCCACTGTGTAAGCTCGTCAAAGCCAATCCAGTTAAAAGCCTGTCCTTGATATCTCATAACATCATCATCTCTATCAAGATAAGACATCCAGAGTGTTGCACCTGATGGAGCTACCCAAGTCTTGTCTCTTTCCATAAACCTAATTCCAGGAATAGCTTTAGGATAGAGTTGTTTAGAAACAGAAATAAGTTCTCTTAGTTCTTCTGTACTACGTCTAACAAGTAGCATACTTGCATGTGGATTATTAAAGTATCTAACAGGATCAGCAACCATAGCATAGGACTTACCACCACCTGCAGAACCACCGTATAAAACTTCTTGTTCAGTAGAGGCTAGAAAAGCTGTCTGTGGGCCTGGATTAGGTTCAAAGATAACTTCTCTAATTTTTTGTTCTGCCAGCTCTGTATCAATATCTGGGGGTTTAATTGATGCTGGTTGCTTCTCTACTATCCTTGATTCTGGCTTCGATTTTCTCCGCTTTCTCAAGAGCTTCTTTGTATCGCTGGGCAAGGTAGCGTTTGTTTGAAGCTTGTGTCTTACGCTTTTGCTCAATGTTTACTCTCTTATATAATCCCACATGGGATATGTATCTACCTGACTGAGTACTTAGCCAATTAGCTACATCACGATAACTGTACTGTTTTAAAAACTTCTTAGCTTTTTCGTACAGCTCTAATTCATCTTCTATTGGTAGTAGTATATCTTGATCCTCTGGGTCTTGTTCATAACCAAAGGGTATATACCTTCCTACTCTAACTACTGGATGCCAAATGTAACCTTCTTCTGTTACATCTGGTTTTGGTAGTTTCCATTGTCTATCAATTTTCATCTGCTTTAGGGGGTAAAATAAACAAAGGGCTTTCAGCTTTTACTTCTACTTTCTCAGTTTTAACAAAACCAGCTCTGTCAAGTAAATCTTTAGCTGCTGCCATTTTTTCTTTATTACCTAATTCTGTAGGATTGTTCAATATGTCCATCATAGACCAAGCTGCCTGTGGTCCTCTTGTTGCAAGAAACTTCTTAGTTAGTTCTGCAACCTCATCTTGTAAAGAGTTTAATACGTTTGTAGAAGGTACTCCATGTGCATAACCAGCAAGCTTCATTGCTTTTGCTGGATTACCCCTAGCTTCTTCAAACAAAACCTCTAAGAACTTCTGTTGTTTCTCTGTAAGATCACGTTTCATATTATTCCTTAAGCTATTACGAAGTCTACTACTTCGCCTTGTCTATGTAGTTTATTAATGGGATGATAAGTATATGCAGCATCATTTTTAATCTTATCTACTTTAATTTCTGCTGCTCTTCTTGTTTCTTCTATTCTTTCAGTTTTAGAATTAGGCCAATCAGGAACAACTCTATCATAATTTATTGGTATATAGCTTGTATTAATGTTCATGTTACTTTTTCTTTGCTCGTTGCATCGCTGCTATCCTTGAAATAGGGGTGCTTTGTTTAAGCAATGAACTCCTAGATCTTTTTTTTCCAGCAGCAGCTTTACGTATTTTTGGCATAGCTGCTATAAAAGTTTTACGAGAATTACTTGGTGTTGCTACACGAGGTTTACTTGGTGTTGTTTTTGTATTAAATTTTTTAGTTGCTGTTTTTGCAGCTCTATTAAACCTTGAAAGTTGAGAGTTACGTGTACTACGTCTAGTTGGAACACTTCTTCCTCTGGTTCTTCCTGCACTACTTCTCCTTCTTGATCTGTATCCAAACATATCATGTTACCTTTCTGTAGGATCGGGTTTTCTTTGCAATGCCTTTAGGTTGAGGTACATGCTGCTTACCTGCCTTCGTGCCTTTTCTTTTAGCTCTGGTTGTAGCGGCATACTCACTGCTGCTAAGAGACTTAATAGCCTTAGCAGGTAAA